ATACCATTATATGTGCCATTGATGTTTTTGGCAATAGTAGATTTGTATTCTAAAGGTTTGTCATCTTCATCAAAAGCATCAGCACCACTGTAATCATCAGCCACAGTATGACCCAGCAATCCTGCTAAGTGAATTTCACGAGAACGTGCATAAGAGAATGGATCTCCCCAACCTTGCTCACCACAAAGTGAGTACATCTCTTCAAACAGTTTTTGAAACTTTTGTTCTGGTGTCATTGTTTTAGTTGGGTGCTTATACTACTAAGACACTTTAGAGGTTTCAGTTAATTATATCACAGATCTTCCTTTGGAACAACTTCCTCAACAGCAGGAGCAGGGGCATTAAATTCACCTTTAATTGCCTTGCCTCCAAAGAATCCAACGCTACCAGACAAAGCAACAATTAGCGCCATAGTAAATGCTGCTTTCTCATTACTTTTTTTACCAAGAGAATCAATATCTTCCCCTGTAATCTTTTTCGATAGTTTATATCCACCATAAATTGCACCACCCGCTAACATCCAGGGAAGCAACCACCAGGCAAGTGCAAGAACAGCAATTATGCCGATAAGTGCTGCTGAACCCCCAACATCTGTACCGGATGATGATGAAGAAGAATCATCTGAGTTTCTAGACTTACAAACACGAACATTACAATTAGGGTTTGCTCTCTGTACCCTAGATTCTGCATCATGACTAGTTGCTGCCTCCACTTCTTCAGTATAATACTGAAAATGTCCGGATTCAGCAGTAGGACGAACTTCAACAGTGTAAAGCATTTTTAGATGGTGTGAATGATATAAAAAAGAGACCCGAAGGTCTCATCGAACGTATAGAAATGAACCGTAAGGGTCAACAATCTCAGGGTGATCAGTCAAGAAATCAATATAGAACCGAATTCCTTTCGCAGGTGCTTTGTATGATGCAGGTTTGTAACATGCACCAGTCTCTTTATCAATGAACATAAACACACCATCAGTTCGCATCTCGGTAGGATATACCGTGCTGTTCATCACTTTGATGTATTTTTTAGCAACCTTGTAAGTTAGTTTGTGATAGAAACTACGCCCACTCTCGATTGCATTTACTTTCCATTGATCATTAACAACTTCAAGCAGGGACTCAGTGAGATATTCTGATTTGAATTGTGGAGCACAGAAGGTCATTTAGGTTGTTTTTGTGTGGTTTCTACACTACTGATACATTTTGGAAGCTTCAGTTTTCTTCACCTACAAAAAATCCTTCTTTTTCATCATCTGCTTCAGGATATGCAGTGGGAATAATTACATTACCAAAGTAAAGTGTACCATCTTCTGATGTTCCACATTCAAAATCATCTTGAAAGAATATAACTTGCCCATCGCTAGTTTCTACTTCTTCCTCATCAACAATTGGGTAGCATCCAATGCTACCTCTATCAACATAATATACATCATCCTCTCCATCTTCATAAACTCCATTACCATCTAGAGTGGTAAAGTTTACAAATTTATCATCCTCTTCAGTTAAAAATACTCCAGATTGATATTCAAACTCCTCTGGGAAGTTTACATTAGAGAGAAAGGAAAGGTCTCCAATGTAATATAATCCAGCAGGTAAAATACCCTCAACGTTTTCTATCATCTTCCTACCCCCATTTGAAAGTTTGCATGAGAGAATACTTCTCTCTTAATCAATTTATACATACCAAATTCGTTACTACGGACATATCCTTCGCCACCACATTTGCGGTTGCCGATATATGATTTAGGTCCATTGTTGCGGCACAAGAATAACATATCTTCTTTGATAGATTTAATCAAGAACCAGTAACTAATTAGGCGTGAATTAACAAAGTTTTCTGGGTCAACATCACGTCCCTCACGAATACATTTGTTCAGAGCAATCTTAAGTGATTCTGCCTCAAGTGGGTCAACAAATGTTACCAACTGCGCCATCTGACGGGCAAAACCAACAATCTCACTGAAACGATACTTATCATCAACATTCCATGCACAAGGTTGCACAAACTTACAGCACTTAGTATCTTCAAACACTTCCATATCTACCATATCCATGATGGTATAAGCATCCTTAAGTTCACCATCAGTTGCATACAATGTGTGTGGTGCAATGATAATATTCTGATTAATTACCTCATCAAAGATATATGTAATGGTGTTTGGTGTGAAAGTATCATCACCACCGAAACCGATGAAGTCACCCTGAACAATACCAGAATAGTGTGGAAGATTAGTAAAACAGGCATGAAGTATCTCTGCAACATTACCGCTGTAAAATTGATCAATCTCTTCGTGAGAGTGAGCAATCATAATTTTACGTTTGTTGAATACTGATTTAGTTCCAACAAAAAATGTGTCTGTTGAAGGGTCGGTTCCCCACACAATAGCAGGAGCACCGTCAAATTTTACTGAAAGATTTGAATCAGACATAAACCAATCAAGAACAGAAAGGTCACCTGAAAGAATAGAATCTTCGGGGTGTTGGAGGTGTGTGTTTTTCATACTACTGATACATTTTGGAAGCTTCAGTTAAAGAATGTTTCCAATCCTGTTGGTTCACCAAAACTATAATCATACGTCAAAGCATCATGGCAAACATAATGTGGATGGTCAATAGGTACACCAACCCTCTCACACATTTCTTTGTGGTTGTCTTCCATCAGTTCTACAGCATACAGCATATTATCAAGAACATGTTGCTCTGCATGATACTTAATTAGTTCATTCTTGAGTGCAATAATAAAATTACCAGAACCAGCAGAGTTGTCCATAAACTTTGATTCTGGGTCCTTTCTCTTCTCAATATCAATCATCTGAACTATTCTTTCACACATCTCCATGGGTGTGAATACTTCTTGAGTTTCAGCAATTCTTTCATCTGAACGCTCAATGTTAGATCCTACTTTCTTGTTATGTTTATTTTTGTTGTCCTGTTCCATAATGCTTAATATAAATTGTGATTAAATCATGCTTACAACAATGCCTTCTACCATTAGTGTTATTGTTTTCGCGGAAAGTATTCTTATTACCCAATTCAACAAAACGCTCTACAATTTCAGGTTTTGCTTTGATAAAATGATGTCCCTTTGCATAATGAGTAAAATTATTAGTTAAAACTTTACCAGAAGGACCATCACCATATTCACCAACAAATACATCAGCATCAAATCTATCCTCATATTTCAAGAATTGAAAATCAGGATGTTTTCTATGAATAAAGATCTTAGATCTTACTTCATCACGAACTTCCCATTGCTGAACTACCGCATCAATATTATTTGGAAAATCATTCTTATCACATTCCTCATCATGGACACAATGAAGATCGTTTCTAATTTTATTCAATGAACTATCTTTTCTAACAGATTTAGGCAATACAAGAAGAATTGTCCCATCTTCCTTGACCCTGTCCCCAGCACCATTTAGAAACTTGATAGCAAGTTTACCTGCTGTTCCATAAGGTGGATTACCAATTACTACATCAAATTTCATAGTATTATACTGATCCTGAGTGATTAGATTAATGGAATCTGGATTACTTAGATACTCTGAGGAGGGAAAATATTCATAATCCTTATCAGTATATATTTCAGTAAATCCCATCGATGCAAGATAATCACAAAAATGTCCATGAGCATCTAATGGTACATATACTTTAGCATCTTTCGACAAATCTTTCAACTTATCACATATATCAAAAATAAGTCTAGAGTCAGGAATACGATACATTTCGTCCTCTCTATTATTTGCCTTCTTTTTAGTTACATATGGACTGATACCATTACGAAGTTCATAATCTTTATAATAAGCATCTCTTTTTTTAACTAATTCGTTAATTAGATGAAGTTCATGTGAATAACTTGTAGCAGTTTCCTTAACTCTCATTTCTGGAGATCCACCATAAGGATTCTTGCGGGACCACCCAATTTTTCTCATATAATTACGAATTTCACCATCTTTCAGATCTTTATGCACTTCCCATGAAGATAATAGTTTTGGTTTCTCTGGACACTTAGAATAATCACCATCAGTCCATCTTTTCAAAGTATCTTCATCAATCCATCCACGAATAGTATCAGTCTCACCAATATAAAGACTACAAGGACGAATACCAATATCAAATGCTTCAATCCATAATGGAAACTGAAAACAATATATGGTATTTGTCTTAGTTGAGAAAGTTTCAAACCTATAAAATGGGTCTACCTGATCTTGAATAGCATTCACCAGACCATTAGTCATAATAAAATTGAGATGCTTACATTATAGCATAAAAAAACAGAGCATCACTGCTCTGCTTTGATTCTTTTCATAGTTTCAACAACATGTTTCATACACTCTCTTGAATATCCTGTAGCATAAGGATAACTACGCTCAGAGTTATCAGAGGTGCTATCAACTTCGTAGCAAACATGAATAGAATTTTCTAATGATTCGATAATACAATCGAATAAACTTTCACTCACTTCGATGGTCTTCATATAATACAGAGGTGCTTAGGCACTACTGATACAATTTGCAGGCTTCAGTTTACTTTTGGTATGCACTTGCAGGTTTGTTCTTACCTGAACGAACATCTTTGATGATACGGTCACCCGTCCTTTGTAATTTTTGTCTTTCCGTGCGAGTCAATCCACTTGCTTTATGTGGAGTTCTTTCTACACTTTTAGCAGGTGTCTTTTTACTTAACAATTGTGATGCTGTTGGTGTTTTCTTTGCAGCAGGTACAGAACTACCAGACTTTTTCGCTGCTGCTCTTGCTTGTGCTGCTTTCTTTCTTTCTGCTTTTGCTGCTGCTTTCTGTGCATCAGCAGCACTACCTAGTGGTTGTGTTGGTTGCTGTACGCGGGTAGATGCTTGTCTTTGTTGACCTATATCTTTGCGGTCTTTATATGGTGCAATTGCTTGTGTTTTACCACCACCAATAGCGCGAGTGCGTCTCATCTCCGGTGCTGATTTCTTCCTGTCCGCACCAACTCGCCCACCTTCTCCACTCTTTTTGATTTGACTACGACCCATTACGTCTTTATCGTAGACTTCGGTAATAAAAGTGCGAAAGGTTTTCATTAGAAAAGGGGAGGTGCGCTCCCCATTATTTATCAATCTTCTTCTTGTACTTCTTCCTTCTTCCTCGCAACCTTAGGTCCTTTTTGAACCATATCATTATCATAGAAGTATTTTACACGTTCACGACGTGCTTCTACCAACATATCATACTCTTGTTTTTGCTCACGGGTGAACTTAAAGTTCTGTGTCCGCCAGGTTTTGCGAAG